TATAATTCTTTAATCATATGAGAAACTCGTTCTAAATTGATAGTTGGTCCCTGAGGATGACCCAACTCACCAAAAGCACGATTCTTCATTATATATTCTTTATTATAACGTTTAACTTCATTCTCTAATATACCCGTAGGATATATCCGGCCATTACGATTAGGTTTATTGGCTTGCATAAAAACACCTTCAATAAAGTATTCTTTCTCGCCTTCAGCATTAGCTTCGGTTATATATTGTACACTATCTTCTAAAACTTCGGTAATCAGTTTCATGTTATTCTCCGGATTTCTTATGAAACTTAGCTACTACTGTACCAGTACCACCAGAAAGTGTAAATATAACATTGGCTTCTCTATCACCTAAATAATGTTCTAAACTCATACCACTAGATTGATAATCATGACTGCCACTACCACTTAATTGGGCTACTGTATTACCACCTCTAGTTACTGTCCAGCGATTAGTACCATTAACTGACCACATCAATTCTGAAATAGACATCTCGGCGACAGTTTCACCGGCAGCATTTGCTGAAGCTAGAGTAGCATGATTTAATTTAAAACCATCTGTGGCTGAAGTTGAAAATACTACATAACCATTAGGTTTATTAGATTTAGTTACAATAGGCATTATTTATTCTTCCTTACACTTCTTGCGAATTTCAAAATCGATTTATATTGTCCTTCTGAGTTTTTTACCTCTGCATCAAACCGTTCTCTATTATTATCACCAGTTAAATTTTTCAATAGATTATTTAAATCAGCCGCATCTTTTGCACTAACCTTAACCTGGTCTCCATTTCGCATATTAAGTGTACCAGCTTTAATTTTATTTACTGTCTTTTCATCAAGTTCTTCTACTTCTTCATCAAGATCAACTTCTTCATTGGCCTTTACTTTTCGAACACCTGAAAACTTCTTTTTACCCTTCTTAGGATGTTGAGCATCGGTAGCTACAGGATGATCATCAGTTTCTACTGTGTGTAGATCAGCAAACTTTATGTCATTTTTAGACATATTCTTTTCATCGTCCTTCTTAGGAACATTATGATCAGTTGCAGCTTCTCTTAGACTCTTAAATTTCTTCATTGCTCGATTCTTCCTCAGAACTGAATAGTGTTGATGCGATTCTGTGTTTTTCAGAATCAATTCTTTCGTTTGCTTTGAATGCTAAAACATCATATACAATATCACGAAATTTAGTGGTTTCATCATTACCTAAATGTGTTACTGCATCACTTAATCTATCTTGAACATCCATTAAACTCTCCTTAAATGTATTTATAATTTTTAATTCATTAGTATTAAGATAGATTACCTATCAATATCCAAGTGTTAGTAGCTAACTTTTTCAATGTGGCCGCAGTATGTCTATCTGCCACTGTATTAGCTGCTTCTTTAGAATCAAGAGTAACACCAGCGGCTGCTGAAAATCCCAATGTATTAGCTGTAGCATGAGTTAATTTCTGTAGAAATGTCATTTCAGCACCTACAGGAAATGCTACAGAAGCATTAGTAGGAATATGAATATTCATAGCACTAGCAGTATTAACACACCATATAAGCTTACCATTATCAGATAGTGCTAGTGTAACATTATTACCACCTGCTTGTCTAACAGGCATACCTTGTTGAAATACACCAGTATTAGCTACAACTAAACTAGGCGACATTGTTTGTTCTGCACCTGTAGTACGAACAGTAAATGTATTAGTGTTTGCTAATTGTGTTAAAGTAGAAAACAATCCTCTTGCTACTGAATTTGCTATAAAAGCGGCTTCTGGATGTACGTTAATTTTCAGATCTGTAGTACTAGTATTAGAAGCGGTAACAGTAGCACCAACAAAGTTCAAAGTAGAAATAAGAGAAGATACTACAGAACCTTCTTCCTTTACAACTAGTGAAGTAGACGCAGAATTAGCTTCCCATTTACTCTTAGCACTACTCCATGTTAGAGATTGACCATCTGTAGGAGATTGGGTAGTATTATAATCTACATCGTCTAATCTATGTAATAGTACTTCACCACCACCAGAAGAACCACCCCCGCCGGATAAGGCTAATCGTGTAACTTGTGAACTGATACTATCTTTAAAAGATTTTAAATTGCCTTCTAATTCAGTTTGTAAAGGTTTTAAATCAACAGATCGACCGTCTGCCCCTTCTGGACCTTCTGGACCGGCCGGGCCTTCGGGACCTTTCTCGCCTCGCGGACCAATTGGGCCGACTGGGCCGCCCGGCGTTCCCGCCGATCCTGTTGTGCCTGACTGTCCTGTCTGGCCTCTTTCGCCTTGATCGCCCTTAACTCCAGCATTTCCTTGTAAACCAATGGGTCCGGTATCACCGGTATTGCCGATATCTCCTTTATCACCTTTGTCTCCTTTCACTCCTTGAGGACCAATAGGGCCCAATTCACCTCTAAGTCCCTTGGCTCCAACAGGACCTTCTTCGCCAATTACACCTTGTTTTCCTTGTCCGCCTCTTGGACCTACTACTTTACCTACATCTATTTTTTCACCATCAGTAAAGCCTAATATTAAATTATCTTCAAATATACCTGCTTCTGTTAAAGAATTGCCATCGTCACCTCTTTCACCTCTTTCACCCTGTGACCCAGTAGCTCCTACAATAACGGGATTAGTATCACCTTTGGGACCCGGTGGTCCTGCTGGTCCTCTAACAAATTTAACGTTATCAATTTGTTCTTTTAATTCCGAAAGCTGTTTTTTAGTTTCAGATTTAGATATTTGAACTGCGGTAGCTAGAACTTTAGCTTGGTATAGATCGAGATCTTTCATTATTCTTTTTCCTCGGCGCTTAATTCTGTGCTAACCATCAAAGATGTCATTTCTGAAATTAGTTTTTTGTCCTCAGTACTCATTTCAGGTGGCTTTATTTCTTCTTCTAAATATACATTATCTATCATAGATGACATTTTAGAGATTAAATTTTTATCTTCTTCATTCATCTCAACAGGTATAAATTCTTCTTCTTGTGGCTCAGGTTTTGGTTCTGCCCTAGTTTCCGGTTCTTTATCATCCTCATCATCTTCATCATTCATAGGACTATCAGGATCTTCTTCTTCAGCCTGAATTTCTTTGTCCATTTCTTCTATTTCTTCTTCAGACATATGAAGAACATTCTTACGAATCCATGCTAATGAATAATACTTACCTACAAATGTATCTATTTCGTTAGCTAGATTTAATCTTTCACGAAGAATTTCTGCTTCTTTTAGTTCTGAATAATAATTATCATGAGAAAATTCGAAAGACATATTCTCGCGAATTTTGGGCCAATCTTTACGATTGATAATACCTTTTAATACTAATTGAACTTCTAATAACTCATCAAATAGATGGGTGAAACGTGAACGCAATCTTTTAATAAATTTAGAAAACTTCAATTCATCTCGGGTAATCTCATTAGATCTACCTAAGTTAAATTGATTTTCTGATTCCATACGAGTTACAGGTACATTAAGAGACTTGTATAACTTTCGACGGAAATAATCTACATCGTCCATTTCACCTAGATTAGTACCACCAGGTAAAGTTTCAATTTGAGTACCACGACCACCTTCTCTTCTGGGTAACCAGAAATCTTCTAACATAGTCATGAATTTGCGATCATCTCTTACTTCGCCTGTACTAGCATCATATACTAGACGATTCTTATGTTTGGCCATCATATTAGCTAAATATTGTTCTGCTTTAGCAGGTGGTAGATTACCCACATCAATGTAGAAAATACGTCTTTCAGGTGCCCTAGATAGACGATAAATAACAGTTGCATCCTCTAACATACGAAGTTGATTTAAAGGTTTGATAGCTTTATGAAGATAGCCTAAGATAAATTGATTATTAGGATCAGACACCCCACTAGTAATATGACAGATAGCATCAGTAGATACTTTAATACCAGTTTGTGTACCTGCCTGTGAACTAATACCTTTAGGATAATAGATGAAATACTCGTTATAACCCTTTTCAATAGTAATTTTAGTACGAGGGTCGGTAGTAGTAATCTTCTCACGAATCTTTTTAATTTTTCTAGGATCTATTTTACGAACTTCTTTGATACCTTCTCTAGGTTTCTTTTCATTAACCATAAGATGATAGTATAAACGACCATCAACATACCATTGTTTAAAGATATCATAACCCTTGCCATTAAAGTCTAAGAGTTTTAATACGTTATAGAATTCTTCTCTAATTTTAGTTTTAATGTTATCTGAATACTCTAAATCATCTAACATAATATCCACGGGCATAGCATTATCGATAACTATAGCTTCATTAACGATATCTTCGATAGCACTATCACATTCTGGCTGCATGGCCATAGTACGATAACGAGAAACAAGATCTGCTTCTGATTTAGTTGTACCTTCTAGATCTACATATGTACCATATACGCCACCAGCTGCTACTTCTACAGCACCATCATCATGTGCGGGTGGCACAAAAGATTTTACAGAATTCGCTGTTTGTTCTTCTTTACTTTTAGCAATGGTGAAACCAAATAATTCTACTGCCATCTATCACACTTCCTAGTATAGTTTTACATCTTTATTTATATTATAGCATTAACACGGTTTTAAGTCAATGATTAAAAAAACGACGGTCACAAAGTAACCGCCGTTCTTTTCTTATATACTATTTCTCTATAATATAAACTAAGAATTATCGAGCTAGTTAAGTAGCAAAGGCGTTCTTTACTTGTCCTACAATACCTTCACCAGCTAACCAATAATCATACGAGAACGTACATTCAAAAGTTTCGATGGCATCGTTAGTCGACCAATCTAATGCAATAGCACCGATTGAAACAGGCCAGATACCATAAAATCCATATGTGCGTAGTGGTTGACCATCTTTAGAGAATTGAGTTACCGTAGCATCAGATTTATATTGACCAGCAGTTCGTAGATCGGCTGCTCTCAAGTTTGTTTGTAAACCATTGATAGAATTAGACCATTTTTCCAATCCATTTCTGACCAGAAAATCTTCATCATTAATAATAGTAGTTGTCCAATCTGCGAATGTTCTATTACCAGCATACTTAATAGCACGACCGAAATAGTTTTGTGTTGCTACACCCAAGGTAGC